TCTCCTTCTCGGTTTTCTTTCTCTCCTTCTCGGTTTTCTTTCTCTCCTTCTCGGTTTTCTTTCTCTCCTTCTCGGTTTTCTTTCTCTCCTTCTCGGTTTTCTTTCTCTCCTTCCCGTTCTTCTTCTTCTGATTTAGATTCGGGTTCAAGTGCGGATGCTTGAATTACAATTTTTTTTTTAGATTCCGATGACGACATCAAAGATGGCTATAATTATTTTATATTATGAATATGATATATATTTAATTTGTTTCACTTTAATTAAATATATATTCTATTAATTTTATTTTTACAAAAATATTATAAATTTTATTAAAAATTTAATTGATATAAAAATTTATTTGTAATGCACATTTTTCCCACCATCCCCTTCACGACTTTCTTTGTATGCTTGTTTCGTCCTTTGGTCTAGCGCGTGGTCATAGTCGCTGTAAGAAGAGTACTGTCCTCCACTACCATCCGCATTATATCGGTTTCCTGCAAACTCCGGACTTTGTTCAAACCAATGTGTTTGTTCAGATCCTGGCGCATGAATTCGTTTTCTGTCGCGATCTTGCATCCTCATGTGTGCCGTCTGCGCATCCACTTGTTGCTGATAAAACGGGGAAGACGAAGACGGCGGCATGGATGGCATGGATGTGGTTCGTTTATTCAAAAGGGTTCCAACCATAAAAACCAAAACAAAAAACAAGATAAAGGGGAGAAGAAGTAAAAACCACGCGAGCTGATTGTAACCATAACTACAGAGAGCGTTTAAAATAAAAGTCCATAATGCGACATATAATATTTTCATAATAAAAATGGGCACGCTACTTTGGACGGGACACTGCACATTGCCAACACAGTACATGTTTGGAGACATGCCGTAGTTTTGAAATGCAATCATAATGATTCCAATTGCCGAGAGAACGAGATAAATGGTTGCGGGAGTGCACAAATTCATTTTATAAAACTTGTTAAAGTAAGTATGAAAAGTAAAAATATAAATAATTTATAAATTATACAAATATTAAATTTATAAATTATGCTAAACAAATCAACAACCAACAACAAATCATTTTTTTTATAGATGCGAACTTTGCAAAGATGGTTGAACAAACGGACTTGGATTGGGTGGCCGAGATGTTCCGCCCAATGTAGCGTTGAATTTATTAACTAAATACGTTGCGCCGTCGAGAATTCCGCCTCCCTTGATATTTTTTCTGCTTCTTCTTCTCCCGCCAAGTTGTCCGAGTTTCGGAAGCTGTGGGCCGAGCTGTGTTGGAAACCTGGCACTACCGAGAGGTCGCCCATCATCAAATTTAGGAACAATACCGGTTCCAACGCCTTTAGGGCTAAGAGCAAAATATTTTCCTGTATTACCCGGTTCTGCACTCCACGGTTTGCCGATAAATTGCGAAAAGAATCCTCCGCTACCGCTGTCGCCACCGCCTTGATGAATTCGCCCCATTCGTATATTACGAATCATTTTATTCCGCATTCGATTTTGTCGGACTTGTTCCATGCTTGCCCCCCGTACCCTTGCTTTTGCTCTTGATTTTCTTTGCGTTTTATTTGTTTTACCGTGATATTTTTTTCTTGTATTCGTCGGCATTGTTATTAGTTGGTTGGGTTATATTATAATGATATAATAATTAATTAAAATATTTATAAAAAATAAAATATTTATATAAAAATGAAATATTTATAAAAAATGAAATATTTATAAAAAATAAAATATTTATAAAAAAATGAAATATTTATAAAAAATGAAATATTTATAAAAAATAAAATAAAATGAATAGTCGACTATTTTCTTAATAATCATCTCCTAAAAGTAGTTTGGAATTAAGATTTTTATTTTTTGGTTTCATCTTTTTGAAACGGTATGACTTTATTTTATCGAACACGCTTTTTATACCCGCGAAACATCCGGTGTCACAATGACAACAAGAGCTAGAAACTTGGTCATAGCTTTCATATAACTCGTGGTCTTTTTCACGACGCGAAAACATTCTCAACAAAAAATGTTTGTATAAATAAATGTATAAATATTTTAGTTTTTAAATATTATTTTTTTATAATTTAAAATAAAAATATATATCAAGTATATGTATATGTAACCAAATGAAATATAAATCAACATCGTCATCGTCTTCATTTAAATGTTTGCCGAATATGTTTTGTATAAGAAACACAACAATATTTTTTATTGTCATATTAAGCGCAATTGGAATCTATTTTTTTTATTCAAATTATTTGAAAATGGCGACCGCACCGCCATCAATGCAAACCGCACCGCCATCAATGCAAACCGCACCGCCATCAATGACACCACTATTCATGATGTCGTCAAGAGCGAATAGCGATATTCTTGAAGATCCGTATGCGCCACCGTTACGAAACGACAGTTATTTTGGCGGAATCAATGCGGGAGGTCAAAACACGATGATGATGCCAATGGCCGCCGGTGTTCCAATCAATATTCGAACACAAGGACCGCCCATCAATACGAATTATCGTCAGGTGGGTTTGTTAACGCGTATCAACGGCAAAGAAACCATTCTGCCGCTGATGGGTCGACCGCTTCAAAGAAATCGGGACAAGTGGCAATTTTACACCATGAGCGACAAGAACAATTCGGTAAAACTGCCCATATCGTTTAAAAAAAAGAGTTGCACGGGTGAATATGGGTGCGATAACATTTACAACGGGGACACGGTGTATGTGGAAGGGTACAAGGACGCGTTTCAAGCGACAATATATGATAATGCTGTCATGGAATATTTTTAACAAGGGATTCGAGAGAGAGTCGAGAGAGGGTCGATAGAGTCGATATAATATTTAATACAATTTCATAAATGTATTAAAGGTTTCGATATATAAACAAGTATTAAACGAATATAAAAAAAGGTAGAAAAAATGTCATTTGATATACGCACGGCGGTAACCGAACTCTTTATGATTCAACAAATAAAAACCGGTGTTTTATGGGCGGATGCAATTATGTTTGGTTTTTTTATATTTACGCTTTATCAAACTGCCATTGTTACGAATGTAAAGAGCGTGTATAAAAAAATAGAAGTAATAAAAAATCAGTCCATGAAGAAAAATTGGTTGTATATAACAAATAAGTTCAAGAAAAAGTCGATCATGTATGCAGGGTACATGTATACCAGCGGATATCGAACCGTTAAAACATATGTGGATTATCCGCCGCCAATGATTCATGTGTTGGACTACATGCAGAATCACGTGTACAAGGTTGAAAACACGTATAATATAAAGTACTGCGAAGTGATAGATGTGGAAACGAATACTGTTGTGAAAACATTTATTCCGGCGGACGAAATGGTTTCGTTTGAATTGTATCCGGACATTTACATTGAGCTCTCGAGTAATAAAACTATTCCAAACAAGGATAAAAACAACGACTTTTTAGATTTTTCAACAATAAGTTTTTATATCAAAACGTATGAGCACGATATTTCGTATATACACTCGTTTATTAAAATGTGCGAAGAAAAATTTGAGAATTCAATCAACGAACAGCTGTCAAAGCAAAAATACATTTTTAAATATAGCAGCAAGAAAACAAAAGGAGGAGATGAAGGAAGATATTATGATGATGACGAATGCAGAAGTTCAACGCGCAACAATGGAATCAAGTGCGATGAGTATCCGCTGGTAACAAACAAACATTTGATTCGAAATTGTTTTTTTACGCAGAGGGATGCGCTAATCAAGCGAATTGATTTTTTCATTCATAACGAGCAGTGGTACAATGACCGTGGAATTCCTTACCAGCTCACATTGGTTTTTGAAGGGCCGGCGGGTTGCGGCAAAACATCAACGGTAAAGGGAATAGGCACATATACGAATCGACACATTGTGGACGTTGATTTAAACGAAATCAAAGACGTGTCCGAGCTTGAGGCCATTTTCAACGGGACGCACATTAATGGAAAATACATTCCTTCGAACAAGCGGATTTTCATGATTGACGAGATTGACAAGTTCTTTGAGTCACTGGACGACAGAGAACAAAAGGAAAAAATGAGATTGGCGGCGGCAACAAAAGAACCGACAAACTCGAGTATTGTGATTGTGAAAGAGGGTTCTGGTAGTGGAGGAGGAACTAACGGATCAACGGAAAATAGGTTTGGATCGAATTTCGCATCAACGGCTGCGGCGATAAGTGGGTGCGCAAACAAGACAACTATGAATGATTTGACAAAGGGGCAAATTTTGAGTATTATGGACGGGATTATTGAGGCAAAGGGGCGGTTCATTATTTGCACGGCGAACGACACGTCAAAAATCGATTCCACGTTTAAACGGCCTGGGCGGATGGATGAATTCATTCATTTTACGAAATGCGACGCGCTAATGATTCATCAGTTGATGGAACTATTTTACGATGGTGTAGTCGATGAAACGCGCGTGCGTTCAAAAGAGGAGCTGGAGCGATTCAAATCGGCGGAATTTAAATTATCTCCATCAGAACTGAATAAAATATGTTTTAATAATATATTGTCGAGAGAGGATGCTGAAAACCGAGTTTTAGAAGAATCGGGAAAATGTAACGTTTAGATGAAAATAAAATATTTATATAAAAATAAAATATAATATTTATTTATAAAAGAAAAAATAAATAAAATAGAAATGACTGGTCGACTATCACAAATCATGTCCATGACTGGACGAGTGGGAGTATTTGCAAAAGATCATAATAAATTAACCTTTTATTTAAAACCGAAAAGCCGAGTTTTGAAAGTAAATGGTGATAGTGTATCAAGTTATTCGTCAAAAAATATTAGAGGTCTTTACAATGATATAAAAAACCTTTATATTGATGGTGTATTAAAAATTGCATTTAAAGGAACCACAAAAATAGCAAAAATAGATAAAGTAAAAATTGTTAAAAAACATGGTAATGATGTTTTAAAAGTTTGGGCATCAAGTGAGGAATATGATTCTAATGGTAACTTTGCTCAAAGATCATTAGATTTAGCTTCTATATCGAGTAAATCCTTTGATTCAGATATTGAATTCACTACTCAAAGTAGTTCATGTCTAAGCGACGAGGCATGTTCTGCTGAACGACTTTTCATTGACATGGTAGTAAATTCAACTGCAAGTTATGAGGATAAATTTAATACTTTATTAAATGGTATGAACAAACTACTTGGTGGTTTAATTGGATGTCCTCCTTAAATTCTCATTGCTAATTTCATTTTTAATTTACCAGGTTTATAATTATTTTTATTTACTTTACTTAAAATAGTATATAAAAATAAAATTTGAGTATATATAAATGCAAAATTTACAGCAACTACAACAGTTACAACAATTACAACAACAACAGAGAAATGGTACAAGAATGGTTTTACAACAGCAACCGTCGCAGCAGTTACAACAGCAAGAACAACAGCAACTTGATGTTGAAGTAAAGAACGCAATGGAGTCGTATTCAGAAAAAGAAAAGATAATATTCGAGTTTTTGAAAAATATAATTATTAATTTGATTCTCTCGATCAAGCAACTGCGAGTAAAGCTGGAGCCAATTTTAAACCAGCCGAATGTAATTTATGCGGAGATTTTCAAAGTGTACGAGGAAATCAAGGCCGAGTTCACGGCGAGCGACATTGAGAATATAGAGTCGGTCATTTCAATAACGACCTGCGCGAATGAAGTAAACGGCATATTTACGACGGCGTTTACGAGCATCATGGAAGATGGAAAAATCGACATGAATGATGCCGTGCATTTCATGACATTCATTCATCAAATTATCAACTTGTTCAATGACTACACGTCGAATCAGAATTTCAAGGTGTCGCTTTCATCCGAGTGCATTCTACATTTTTTAAATTTCATTGTGAAAAGTATACTGGTTTTAACGCTGGACGGCGTGGAAGAGACGATTGCAGTACAAATGCTGGATGCGTCGATGAAATTAATAAAAATAACCGTGTTGCCGATTACAAAATGCAAATGTAAATATTTTTGTTTTTCGTGTAATTGAAATGAGAAATTTAAAAAAATTATATTATTCAAAAATAACAAAAATAATATAATAAAAAATTGAATTAAATACATGTCTACAATATAATAGTAATACGTAATACATCCGTTCATCCGCTCGCAAAAAAATCATTCGATTCGATGTCACAAGGAGGAGGAGGAGGAGGAGGAGGAGGAGGAGGAATTACAAATGCGACAACAACAATAAAAACGCAATATGAGCACAATACGACGAAAAAAAATAGACAAAATAAAATAAGCAAAAAAAAACTGTGGGATCAAATAGAAAGTAGTTTTAATAATAATGATAATAGTAACAACGATTCACAAGAAACAAACAACAAGGGCAAAAAAAATAGCTTGGAGTGTGTTTATAGAAGCAGCGGACAGAGAGAAATTTGCGACAACTGTTCGTCGGCGGTTTGCTTTACGGATGATGGATTTTTGACGTGTACGAATCAAAAATGCGGCATTGTATATAGGGATGTGCTTGATCAAGGCGCAGAATGGCGGTATTACGGCGCCGACGACAACCAGTCCAGCGACCCGACGCGGTGCGGCATGCCGGTGAACCCGCTTTTAGTGGAGTCGTCATACGGCTGCAAGGTAATGTGCGACGGCGCAACAAGTTACGAGATGCGCAAATTTCGAAGGTATACGGAGTGGCAGTCGATGCCGTATCGCGAGAAGGCGCAATATGACGAATTTCAGTGTATAACCATTATTGCGCACAATGGCGGTCTGCCCAAAATCATTGTGGACGAGGCGCTGCGTTACCATAAGAAAATTTCCGAATTCAAGACGTACCGCGGGCTGAATCGCGACGGAATCATTTTGGCTTCGACATATATTGCGTGCAGAAAGCACGGTTGTCCGCGCACCATTAAAGAGATTGCGACGATTTTCAACCTGGACAATACAAGCGCCACAAAGGGATGTAAAAATGCGATTACGATTATCAACGAGTTGGAGCACGAATTCGAGAATGCCGACAAGACGAATTTTAGCAAAACGAAACCGGAGGCGTTTATTGAGAGGTACTGCAGTCGATTGAATATGAACAGCGAGTTAACAAAGGTGTGTCAATTTGTGGCGACGCGAATTGAGAGACAGAATTTGATTCCGGAGAATACGCCGCACTCGATTGCTGCGGGAATCATATACTTTGTCTCGCAGACATGCAACTTGAATATTTGTAAAAAGGACGTGAATCGGGTGACGGAAATAAGCGAAGTCACGATTAACAAGTGTTTTAAAAAGTTGGAACAATTTACAACCAATTTGATACCGCGAGTTATTTTAGAAAAGTACGCGGTAGTTGATGGGAAGATGAAAGTGTAAAATTGCTAGTAAAATATTCTAATACGTAATAAATAGTTTAAATATTATAAATTACATATTATATTATTAAAAATATAATTAACTATGAATGATACTGAACAAAATGAACAAAATATGATTATAAATGTAGGAGAAACGGAAGCGGAAGCGGAAGCTACTAAAAAATCCGCCGCTCCGAAACTTGTATTTATTGTTCCGTATCGTGATCGCGAGCACCATTTGAAATTTTTTTCAGTGTATATGAAGCACGTATTATCGGATTATGATCCGTCGACGTATGAAATCTACATTGTTCATCAAAAGGATGTGCGACCGTTTAATCGTGGAGGCATGAAAAATATTGGGTTTTTAGCAGTCAAGGAAAAATATCCAAACGAGTACCAAGACATGACGTTTGTCTTCAACGATGTGGACACGGTTCCGTATGACAAAGGCGTTATACAATATGAAACGCGTGCTGGAATTGTGAAGCATTTTTACGGAGTGAAATTTGCGCTTGGCGGCATTTTTTCAATCAAGGGGGGAGATTTTGAACAGACAGGCGGATTTCCAAATTTTTGGGCGTGGGGCGGAGAAGACAATTACATGCAGTATCGGGTTTTACAGAGTGGTCTTAAAATAGATCGGCGCAATTTTTTCCCGTTGCAACACCCGAACATATTGCAAATGGTGGAAGGAATCATGCGAACGATTTCGCGATCAGAAGCTGAAATGGTGTTTTATAAAACGACGAATGATGGGCTGTATACGATTCAAAATTTGAATTACAAGGAGGAACAATCGATTAAAAGCGCGAATTCGGCAGTCGACTTTCGGTATATTCACGTTTCGCATTTTGATTGCGCGTACAGTCACGCTTCAACTGCGTATGAGGAACAAAATATTCATGAAGAAAAACGGATAAAGTTCAAATCGAGGGGGGTCGCATCGGCAGCACAAGAAGAACAACAGCGTGCGCTCCACCAACAACAATTGTTGGCAGAACAAGAGCAACGTTTAAAACGACTGCATTTACAGCAGCAGCAGCAGCAGCAGCAGCAACGACTACGACTACAACAGCAACAACAGCAACAACAACAGCAACAAAAGCAACAACAACCGCCACAACAACAACCGCAACGAGTTGTTAGACGTGTAAGAAGAGGATTTTTTTAATGTGTTATTATTATAAAAATTACATTAATATTTTTTATAATTTATTTATTATGGATGGTTTATTTTTTATTTATTTTAAACGATGTCTTCATTTTTTCTTTGATAATGTGAATTTTATTTTTATTACGACGTTTTGTTTTTCTTAATTTTTGTTTCTTATTTTTTTTAGTGTGGCATCGGCGACGAGTATCTTGATTATTACTGTTTGGTTTATTCCCTCTATTGTGTCGTCTACTATATTTTGTACCTCCGAATAAATATTTATTTCTTAATAAATACCCATGATCAAACCCATATTTATGTAACACATCTAAAATTATTTTGTGTAAATCCATATCAACTCTATCTCTAGCTCCTTTAGTATTTTTTTCTGTATTTCTATATCTAGTTGTTTCGTCAAATCTAGTTTCATTAAAATTACTTTTATCTGAAATAAAAAACAAATCTATAATACTTAATGCAGCATGACGAATTTCTTCAATACCACCACGAATGTCTTGTCTTGATTCTAATACTCTGAATAAATTTAATATGAGTTGACGGTATAATTCACGTATGTCATATTCATATCCTTTCTGGTTAAATAAATGTAGACCCTGATACTGAATTGCTCTAATTATAAATTTTAGTAAACTTGATACATGAATAAAATAAAAATCTTCTCGACTTTCAAACTTAAATCCATTTGTTAAAAATGATTTTAAAATGTTTATAATAATAGTTAAACATTCCTCCAATCCACTTGGTGCATTTGGAAATTCGAACTCCAAATAGACACGATCACCATCGTCGAACAATGAGCTTTGAGGTTTGTATTTTAGTTCTAATAAAGGTAACACTTTTAAATCAGGTTTATGAGGATCAATACCAATAAATTTAAAAGTTTCAACGATTTTTTCCAAGGTTTTAAAGCTAATATCAGAAACTTCTCCAACGACTCCTTCATTGTTAAAAAAAACTTTTACCGTCTCAAGAGAACCTCTTGAAATGGATTCATACATGCGTTGTCCTTTTGTAGATAATTTAAACGAAGTCCATTCAGAATTATCATGCATGTCGCGTTGAGGTCGAGGGGGGGCTGCATCAGCTAAAGCACGAGTTGCGCTCGCATTCAAAAGTTTTTTCGTTTCCATTTCCCTACGATGTTCATTAACCTGTTTTAAAACCTCTTCTGGAACAGTTGGTTTCTTTTTTTCCCATTGAATATGAATATTTGTCTCAGGAATATTCCATAATAAATTAAATATATGAACAACAAAGGATCGATATTGCATAGGATCTTTATCATTATTAAAAATGACGCATACATCGATGTCTGAAGTTTCTTGTGGAATACGCAGTTCTATACATTTATCTGGCGGTAATCTTGAATGACATGCAAGCAGTTGAATAAACGTTCTTCCAATAAATGCAATTCGAACGTGTTCATGTCGACACAGGCCATTCAAAAGCGCAAATCCGAATAATGCTCTACTAGTTTGTCCTCTACCTTGTAAATTCATATAATCTGTTAAAGGAGGAGCAGCAGAAGCAGCAGAATGGGGGGAAGGAGTTAATGTTGACAACATTTTTATAATATCTTGGTCTGATGTTTTTTTAACAAAATTTGAAAATCTAAAAAATTGTTTTAGAGTGCAACGAAACATAAATTCGAAATATGCAGCCCCGTTTCCATCGCATAACGATGCAATATACTGTTCGAACTGTATTAACTTTGCATCTTTTTTTGGGTCAGAAACAGCAGTCAATGGAAAAGGAGGGGTAGCTTCAAGAGAAGGAGGGGTAGCTACAAGAGAAGGAGGGGTAGCTTCAAGAGAAGGAGGGGTAGCTTCAAGAGAAGAAGGAGGAGCTTCAAGAGAAGAAGCAATTGCAGGAGGAGATTCAACGGCAGAAGAAGCAGAATCTAATAATTCATCATATACTTCTTTTACTTTAGTTGGAAATTTTTTCATATTGGCCTCTGTCCACGGAACACGTGAATAGAGTTTTGGCGTCAATTTTGTGTTTAACATATATGCGGCATCTTGATAATGACCCGACCGAATTGCTTGTGAAAATTGTTGAAAAATAGGTTCTACATGTTTTCTGAAAATTTTATTTCTTTCGATCGTTAATTGCGTTAATAGATCTTTTTCTTTATCTGTTGGGGTGGCGGCAACTGCAGCTTCTTGTGCTTCTTTTTCTTCTTGTGCTTCTTGTGCTTTTTGTGCTTTTTGTGCTTTTAATATGTTTTCTTTTTTTTGTTGTCTAGATTTTATTTCATCTAATCGACGTGCACTTTCTCTACGTCGTTGTTCTTCCATTTCTGTTTCCTCTATTTTTTTTTTATTTTTTTGTTCTTCTAAAAAATTTATTCGTGTATTTTCCTCGAATGTACGTAGTTCAAAATTGGGAACCTGAATGCAGCATTGAGATAAATCGCTACAAAACATAAGTTTATTTTTTTTTGACATAGAGTTTGTTGAAACAAAATTACCAACTATTCCATTCAAAACATATAAAAAATTAAAATAATCGTGTCTAAGTTTAAACAACTCATATTTATGTTTTAAATCTTTAATCATGGGAGTCAAAACGTCTTGACTAACAGATGAATTTTGTTTTGTATTTAGTTTTTCTCTAACCTGTGAAACCAAATTACTTGCATTTATAAACGTATTATCAGACATTGGATTAAATTGAAGATCTTTTCTTATATCATAACCTGTAATATCTTTTCTTTTTTTTTTTAAATCTTCTTCAACTTTTTGTAGCGAACTTATGTATTTTGTTCCATTAGCTGCTGTAAAAAAAAATATATCTATTTGTTTAAATTGATCTACTAAGACACGGCTAACAAAAGACGATGTGTTTAATATTTCGGAGAGATTTGGCTGATATAATAAAAAAACGGCAAGATGTCCTAGTCCGAAATCAATTTTTTCTTTACTTTGTGGTGTGTCTCCAAATAAAGATACAAATGTTCCGAACATTTCTTTTAAAACATTAATATAATTGTCAAAAATGATGGAGGATATTTTATGTAAAGAATCAAAATACTTGTAAACCATAACATTTAATAATAATGTAAATGAAATATTTCGTTTATTAAAAGTAAAAAATGGTAAAGATGGATCTGGGTTTTGTAAAAAAATGAACAATTTTGAATATAATAAAACAATATTAACTACATTCATTTGGATCGTACTTTCTTTAACACCAACTGGTCTAATGATTGTTTCATAAAAAACAAAATCAAAAAGATATTGTAATAAAGTTATCATTTGTCCAGGTAAAAAATCTTTTATACTTCTTTGAATAATTTGAGGATCTGTTGTTTCATCAGGAATTATTTCTATAATTTTAAATTTAAAACATATCCAAATGTTAAAAACAAAATTATAATATTCTTTTAATTTTGATTCAATAAATTTTAAAGTTTGTTGTAAATTATTATTGGTTACATACTTTCGAGATAATTCGAGAAGATCTTCTATAGTTAAAAAATATAACCTTGGATTCGTTGTTTTAAATACATCTAAAAATGCACGCTCTCTAGGATCAACACATAAGAATGATACAACCCGTTCGGAAGTTAGATAATTATCTTTAATAAATTTGTAAATTATATCTTCAGTACTTTGAGACATATTTTATTTTATTAAAAAAAATCTTAATTTATACTATATAAATATTAAATTTTCTGAAAAAAAGAATGAATAAATGAATAAATAAATAATAAAACGGAATAACGATATTAAAATGTCTCATTAAAATCAAAAATTTCTTCTGTTTTCGTCTTTTCTGCGAGAGCGTATTCGCTGACCCGTTTTTCAAAAAAATTGGTTTTACCCTCGATACTTATGAGCTCCATAAAATCAAATGGATTGGGCGAATTGTACAGCTTATCGCATCCAAGCTGTAAGAGCAGCCGGTCGGCAACAAATTCAATGTATTGCGTCATGAGTTTGGAATTCATGCCAATCAAGCGGCACGGCAGCGCTTCACAAATGAATTCGGTTTCAATGTCGACTGCCTCTTTAACAATGTCTTGCACTCGCGACTTTTGCACCGGTTTTGCAAGTTTATTATATAAAAGCACAGCAAATTCGGTGTGAAGCGCTTCATCTCGCGAAATGAGCTCGTTGCTGAAAGTGAGTCCGGGCATTAAGCCGCGTTTTTTCATCCAGAAAATTGAGCAAAATGCACCCGAAAAGAAGATCCCTTCCACGCATGCGAATGCAATCAACCGGGTTTGGAACGAGCTGCGTTTGTCGTGAATCCATTTTTTCGCCCAGTCGCCCTTTTTTTTGATGCACGGGAAATGATGAATGGCATTAAAAAGGCGTCCGCGCTCTTCTTCGTCTTTCACATACGTGTCGATGAGCAAACTGTAGCATTCGGAATGTATATTTTCCATGGCGATTTGAAACCCGTAGAATGCGCGGGCTTCGGCGAGCTGAACGTCGGACATGAAACGGGTCGCCAGGTTTTCAAGAACGATGCCGTCACTTGCGGCAAAAAATGCAAGAATCATGCTTATAAAATATTTTTCATCAGCTTCCAAGGTTTGCCAATGAACGCCGTCTTTTGAAAAATCGATTTCTTCTGCTCTCCAAAAACAATCCACTTGTTTTTTATACATTTTCCAAATGTCGTTATCTTTGAGTGGAAACATTACGTAGCGATTATCGTCTTCGGTAAGTAAAAGGTCGGCGAAATTTGTACCAGTCGGTGCTTTTTTTGACATTTTCCTAAAAGTATCTATGAATAATTGATTGTATATTTATTCAACAATATTTTTTAAATTTTTTAAAAATATATTTAAAAAAATGTATGTAAATAATAATAAAAAATAGTATTACAGTAAAACAAAGAAGAAAAGAATATAAAAAATAAAATGACAAAGCACAACAATGGCGATATGAACAACAATGATGAATCTACAGGACTCTCGGTATACAAGAGAGATAAACAAATGAATGAAATTCAACAAAAACTTGAAGAAAATAGAAAAAAGATGTTTGAAAAACGTTTAGCATTAAAAAAATACGCAAAAACGCACGATTCCAATGATTACATCAAGGAAATTATAAAAAAATACGATGAATACTATCATGAGTTTACAACAAATGTCAAGTTACAAATACGCGCTTTAGAAGAAATTATAAAGCACTTGAACTTTGTTTTAGAAGAACAAAACATGAACGACGATTCAGATTTAGATTCCGACGAATTGGTTTCCAGAAATAAATCACAGTTAAAAAAAGATAAAAGGATGATTTTGAGAGAAATCGATATTCTTAAAAAATTAGTAAAATCGTAAACACAAAACACGGGTAAACACAAAACACGGGTAAACATGAATTTTTACAGTCCACCAATTTCTCTCAGTACCATTCCGCGAGGTTTTAACAATTTACGCACCATTTGCATTTTGCGGTGATAGTATTTTTTCCATTTGCGCTGAATGATTCGCAACCAAAACGTTTTATAAATTCCCACATGTTCTCCACCCTCCAGTTCCACGAGCTCTATAATTTCAAATGAAACATATTCCTTTTTTACAAGCACGTGTTTATAGTTTCGAATCACGGGATGGTCTTGGTTCAATGTTGTTATGTAGCGAGCGTATCGGCAGCGCAATATTTCAACATATTGTTGTAATAAATTGTATTCATGAAAATCATAAAAAATATTTATTTCTATTACTTTTAGTATTATAAAATGAGATTCAATATGAAGAGAGCTTGAATCATTTTTTCCGTGAATGTCGGCGTTAAAAAATTCACATAATGCGAGTTGATATTTTGATTCCATTTTCGAATGGAATGGAATGGAATGATTTATTGTTTATACTTTTTATTTGGTATTATCATTTATCATTTATTATTTAATATTTTTTAATATAGTTTTACAAAGTTTTACAAACAAATTTACTGACTTATAATATAATTTTGAAATTTTTCCATTGTTCTTATTTTAGTTATTTTATAAAATAATAATATATTATATTTATATTATAGTAAAATTGTGTTAATTGGGTTGTAAAAATGGTAAACATACATATGAAACTTCCAAAGGTCGTTGAAACAATGTTGAATGATAAAAATGTTTTATACGTTGTTGCGTTTTTAGCAATTATGAATTTTTTTGGATACATTATTTTGAGAGATAGCTATGCGCTACTCATCTTTTTATCCATTGGATTCATTTCAACATACTTTAGTAAAAATATGACCGTTGTTTTACTTTCAACACTTTTGCTGACAAATTTTATTACCGTATTGTCCAGAAATTATCTTGTGAATAAGGAGGGGTTTGATGCGACTGCAACCGATGCAACCGCTGCTGCAGCAACCGATGCGACAGCAGCAACCGATGCGACGGCAGATGCGACAACCAATGTAAAAAAACCAACTGCAGCTGCGAGTACTTCCACAGCAACTGGGGCGAAACCGGTATTACAATCAGGAATTATGGGCGCGGGCGCAGCAAAAGCTTCAAAGAAAGTGGCTTCTTCTGCATCATCGACGGCGGCTGCTGTTGTTCCCAACGGTCAAAAGAATACAACAACCAAAGAACCTATGACGGAACTTAGTCCGGCAAGTTTGGATGACGAGGACGACCTTCCTGTAAATCATCGCGTTGATTATGCCAAGACGCTGGAAAAGGCGTATGACAACTTGGAGAACTTGGTCGGCAAAGACGGAGTCAATGGACTAACATCCCAAACCAACGTGCTCATGGACCAGCAGCAAAAACTCATGGAAAACATGAAGAGCATGGAACCGCTTTTGAAAACGGCGCAGTCCTTTTTAGACAAATTCGAGTCGAGTTCAATGGGCAAGCTGTTTGAAAAGATTCCAGGCATGTCGTCCATGTTTGGCGGAGCACAACCAGGTGCTCAGAACGGAGGTGGTGTAAAGGGAGCGGCGGCTTAAACACAATTAAACACAGTTAGAAAAAATAAAAAATAATAAAAAATAATAAAAATAATTATAAATAAATAAATATAAAATATAAATTATTTATTTATAAAAATATCATTACTATATAAGCAATAAAAAATATACGAATGAATAATAATTTTCAGAATGACATTCAGGCCGTGAATCAAACGTTTGATGACATGCTGTCCAATTTCAAAACCAATTATGTAAATTTTAACACGAATGCAATGCTTTCACTACCGTCTTTGCCGCCACCTTCCTCTTCCGAAACTACTGCAGGGATGGCAACAACGCCAACCATCAAATTTACACCCGCATCAGTTAAATCCGCAGCACCCCCCGATCCGAATGATGCCGCGCTAATGAAATACAGGTATGCGGCAAATCAGCTTTTAGAAAAGGTGAGGGCACAAATTGCTTCCAATTCAAAACAAATTTCGAGTATCAATGCAGATATTACTCCGGTTCAGAAGACATACTTGCAGGTTATGGACGCGGGAATTGCGCTGGATCAAACCAAATCGGCATCGCTTGTTTCTTTAGAGGATTATAAAGAGCTGTATAGAACAACCGTATTTGGAACCGTAATGTATGTTGTTGGTGCCGGAGCCATACTTTATTTATTGTATAAACCGCGAATACAGAGCGAGTTTTAGGACCGAGGGAGGAATAAATAGGAATAAAATAGGAATAAAATAGGAATAAATAGGATGAATGGAAAAGATATATAAAAAATATTATAAAAAATATTATGTATATTAAAAAAGTTTATAATATAATAATATAATAGTTAATAATTAAAATAAAATAATCCAAAAATAAAGTAAAGTATGCACAGTTTAGACCAAGGACGCGCATTTTTGAATGATCAACTAAATGTAACAAATGAATCAAATGTATATTTAGCGCAAATAAATGAACCAAATGAACGAAAACAAAAATCTGGATCAGCATTTGGATTTTTATTGGGTGACGGTATTCCTAAAAAAATGGTTGAGCCATTTGAAAGTGGAAGCGAATTGCCAGCTCCGGCAGTCGCATCTTCATCTACGGCATCCGCGCCCGAATCTGTGTCGGCAGTAGCAGCAGCAACAGAAATTGCAGACATTCAAAAGCTGAATGACGCATTTGATTCGAAAATGAACGCATATTCGAGCGCCGTTTCAGAATACAATAAAGAGATTTTAAAAGGGCATAATTTTTTTGTAGTTCAAGTAAACGCGCTAACGCCAATCAACAGTTGTTTTAATTGCGATGCGTCTTTAGGAGGAACCGACTGCAGCGCAATGGGCGTCTCCAATTCAAACGGCGAAATTCGAACCGCGCTTCCAAATTCTGCATCGCCAACCGCAAACTTGTTACCATGCGTTCAAGCCGGTGTAACAGTTCCGGGGTGGAGCGCAAATTCAACTGACAGCGGTACGTGCATTGCACCGCTCGCCGGTCAAAAGTGTTGTCCAACAACCATGTTCAACGGGCAACCGGTTTGCATCGCCGGATTTAATGGTTACGACGAAACTGCCATGAATAACTGGATGAGTTCATGCATCACACCGCCGTCACCCGACGAAATCAATCAGCGCATTGCACTTGCAAACGAATACTGTAAAGGGAATGGCATCGAGTTAAATTACTGGAGTAAAAATGCGAATAACTTTGCACTGGTTACAACACAGGATCCGGGAGACGCCACTAAAAAATTCGTGGATCAAAATGACAATTGTTCAGGGTGGGCAGATTCCGGAGAGTGCGAAAAAAATCCAAATTACATGTTGAGCATGTGTTCCGCTTCGTGCATTCGTGTTGGAAGCAATGTTCCCGGTGAGAATATTCGCCCGTTTGCAAGAATGAACAGCGTTCCGGTGTGGATTATAAACACGTTTACAAATAAACAAGACGCAAATAAAGCCAAAGCGGCTGCCGTTTTTAGTCCAACGGTTCAAAGCACGTTGAAATCAACGCGTGACGATATGATGAATGCCGGCACCGCATTAATTAAAGCGCTTTCCTCCCAGCAGTCAGCAACCGCCGAGGACCGAAAAAAAATAGAACAACAGTTGCGCTCAGTTGAAACGAAAATGGCCAATTTGGCCTCTCAGTCACGCGACATGGACATTTCATTAGTGGATGCCGTAACCATTAAAAAAAAACGCGGGATTACGACTAATGTAAAGGAAACGTTTTTGGGAGCGTCGTCGTCATCATTGCTTGCACAAGAAAAGGATACTCGAATACAGTTTGAATCGAATTATACATTTTATACAGTGTGGTTAATTATTGCGATTATACTCCTTGTCATTATGTTTAGCAACTTTTTTTATACGCCGTCGTCTTCAGAATCGTCATCATTTGGTAGCGGTGGCGACGAGTCAAATTCATCTTACGGGTTGGCATTTGGAATCATTGCATTACTATTGTTTATTTATTTTATTATACAATTTGTGTTGGCTCGTTTTAATATTTCCCGACCACAACTACCCTTTTCAAGTATTAATCCGTTGTTTGTACTTTAAGAAGAATAAATTATAGAATATATGGAATTGAAATAGATTGAATAATTGTAAAAAATAATAAAAATAATATATATTATATAATATTTTTATAATATATTTTTTCGTTTTTTATTATAGGATTAAAACCATTCATTTTATTTAACTAATTTAATTAACTTGATTAAACATGTCTTCTTTAACTGTCGCACCAAATTCGCCGAGACAAACTGCTGCATCAGTTGGCGCACCAACCGTTCCGACACAAGTTATTGTTCATGGTGGTGACGAATCCGAATCCGCATCATCCACCACTCCGACTTCAACTGAACAAATAATTGAAAAAATATCGAATTTACAAGATTTAGAAAATAAAAAATACGATGATTTGAATATTTTGCTGGCTTCAAATCCAACACCGGACAATATTGCGCAACAAAAGGTGCTTATGAACGATATTACGCAGCTTACCAATATTCGAACTCAACTATTCAATGTGCTGCTGCTGCATGCTAAAAACAACGTGAATGTGAACGACACCATGAATGCCAATGTGAAAGATAAACACACAATTGTTACACTGAAAGAGAATGATTTGAATGCTCGAAGAGCCGCAAATGTGGCAATAAGCCAAGACATTGAAAACACGAAAAGAATGGTGGGCATCAACGTGTACTATAAAAAACAATACGAAGCGCGTGTAACCATAATGAAATACATTGTTGTCGTCTGTTTTCTGGTAATATTTTTTGTAGTGCTCATGAATTTGGGCTGGTTGCCGCATGAAATGGTGATTGTTTTGGTGGTGCTCATTATTCTTGGAGGTGGACTATACATTGGTTCGTTAATGTATGACGCGTATAAACGAAGCAACATCAATTATGATGAATACAATTGGGGCTTTAGTTCTCAAGATTCTCAAGAAATGGCATCCTCAAATTCGAACCAATCCACCACCAAAAAACCCCGGTCAAACGATCGAACATGTAGGACTAGCGACAGTATGTTGGGATCCATGTATAAATCCGTTTCATCCACGGCATCATCCATTGAAGATTCAATTCAATCGTCGTCAACAACATTAATGTCAGACATAACTCAAACTGCTGCAAACAGCGGCGATCCGCCCTCACCGGCTGCACCGTCGTCTTCAATTTCTGCTGCATCAACGGCTGGATCTGGATCAACAACCACCGCCGTATTACCACCCTCTGTCCAGTCAAAAGTATCTGAAAGTTTCATGCTGTCAATGGTGCCTCGAAAATATTTTTCTCAAGGAATGAAAGGCGCGACCCCCTTTACAATGGAAGACAATTACGGTAAAATATAATTAATAATAATTTATAATTTAGATGAAAAATAAAAAATATAGATGAAAAAAATGAAATTAAGTAATTATAAAATTCATTTTTTTAAAAACATTAATATTATTAATAAATATTATTAATAAATAATAATATTTATGTTACTATAGTATAGTAACAACGCGAAAATATGACAGACAATGCCGCATTACTTCAAAGCATTCAAAGTATAAATGATATGGTTGCAAGCGTTAACAATTCGTGCGTCGGTGATTGTTTGATAGAGAAAAATCGGAGAGAATTGAAACAGCGGTATTTAGATGCACAACGAAATGTTAGAGTTGCGCCCGAAAAATTGACACAAGCCGAACACGACTATTTATTAAATAGAGACGGTCCAAAAAAGTATAGAGAGAATTTGAGAAGTCGATATTCAAAAAATGCAGAGCAAGAAATGAAGAAGTTAAAAGACGAGCACGCGATGATCATGAAGGAAGTCAATTTAGGAACTATGAAAATTCAATCACAAGAGGTTGAAATATACAATTCGACAAATTATAAAAACATGTTGTCAAATACACAGAGTCGCATTGAGGGCGAACTACAGGATAGTGAGCGCAGTGCAACTGTAAGCAGTCGAAAAATATTTTACATGGAAAAACAGATTGAGTCGTTTTCGTGGTGGTTTTACTTGTGTCGCAATTTATATTGGGTATGCGCACTGGTATGGGTCGCAATCGGCGTCATTTATTATCGCCAGTTTACCACGCGTTCTCTCGCCACATTCGTCTTCATCGTGGCATATCCGTTTTTCATGGTGTGGCTGTTTGTGGCCGCGTATTCTTCGGTAAAATATGTTGTCTCGATGTTTCCGAGAGACGTGTATCTCAGTATTTAATTTTTTATAAATGATAATTATTTTAGCTTGTAAGTTCGCTTATGTCCGCTTCGCTTATGACCGCTTCGCTTATGACTGCTTCGCTTATGACCGCTTCGCTTATGACCGCTTCGCTTATGACCGCTTCGCTTATGACCGCTTCGCTTATGACTGCTTCGCTTATGACCGCTTCGCTTTTTAGTTTGTTTTCCACCTCTTCGTATTCCCAATTTATTATAGTAACTTGAACGTATTCTATTTGCAGCAAGATCTAGACGAGGAGTAAGAGCAGCAGGATCTACACGAGGAGTAAGAGCAGCAGTAGTAAGAGCAGCAGGATCTACACGAGGAGTAAGAGCAGCAGCAGTAGTAGGAGCAGCAGCAGTAGTAGGAGCACCAGCAGGAGCTAGGGGAAGAGCAGTAGCAGCTTCTACAGGAACAGCTGTTTCATCTTGAAGTTTATCACATTTTATTCTTTTAGCTCTATCTTCAGTTGTAATGATTTCCATAAAAACTCTTTTTGCATTTTCAATGTTTTTATCATTCAATTTAACATCAGTTTCTAAAGAATTAGATCTAGATCCTTTAATTATTTCAGCAATTTGTTGTGGAGTGTGCGTGGAATTGCTTACTATTCCACATGTAGCATTAAACGAATTTATCATTATGGACGCTGACATTGGATTTGCAGCAACAGATGTTAGAGTGTGTATAGCTGGAGCAATCGCTTTTGATATAATTATTGCAACGGCTCTCAATAATTTGTTAAATTTGCGATTCTCATATCGCGAACTCGTTTTGGAGTCAATTAATATTAAAGTGTCGGTTAAACTCATAGTTATTGATGAAACACAATCAGTTCCAGTGAACAAACACAATATTATTTTTGGAAAGTTATAAAATTCATGTAGGTATCGCGATATCATACCGAATAAATGAATATTGCTATTTGCTGGAAATGACGCAAGGTAATCGATGCGTAAATAAAAATCAGGACAGGTCTTCTTGAGTATACCATTTAATTCTTCAATTATTTGTTTTGCAGGTTCTAAATCTAACTTTTCTATTTGGGGACAGTATTCTAACCTTATCGGTACAAAATTATATTTATTCTTAATATCAGAGATTATTCGTCTTTTAAGTTCTTCGGCAGTCGGACCGTCATTTCCAAAATCATATTTAAAATAACCAATGAGTTGATGTTTAATGCTTTCAATAAATGCTCTAAAATCATCTGGAAATACATCGTTTTCTTTCAAGTTAAAAATATGAATGACGTCGTTACGATACAATGCTATAAATCTGGTTGATTTCAACGTCAAAAAATGACATTCTGCTCTGTCGATTTTATACGAATTATAGTCATCATTTATAGTAATTGCGGGGTGGATTTTAATAGGCGAATCGACGGAACTAAAAACTATCGATTCCATTATTATTAATATATATAAGTATATAAGTAAAATATTTAAAAACTTAAAAAATATAATTATAGTATAAAAATTAATAAATGGAAGAAGTAAATAAAGTAGATATTAAAAATTTAAAGCTAAAAACCGGAGATTTGCTGGTGTGTGATGATTTGCAGCATGATGATTGGGGTGTATTCAGTTGGTTTATAAAATATTTTACAATGAGTGATTTTTCTCATGTGGGAATGGTCGTGGTTGATCCGGAAATGACAAATCCTGCACTAAAGGGCACGTACGTGTGGACATCGGGCATATCAAACACGCCGGATCAAGAAGATGGTATAAAGAAATTTGGCGTTCAGTTCATTGAATTTGAGAATTTTTTACAAACGTATGAAGGGAAAATATACTTGCGACGACTGAAATGCGAATCCGATGAACAATATCATAAAATATTCAATACCGAAACGCTTCGCGAAATTCACCAGGTTGTGTACGATAAGCCGTATGACACGGTGGTCATGGATTGGGTTGAAGCGTACACTCAAAAGGATTTCAAACCGCAAAAAACGTCGAGGTTTTGGTGCAGTGCGCTAATCGGATACATTTACACGAAACTCACACTTTTGAAAAGCGATCTGGATTGGAGTATTTTGACCCCCAGTTTTTTTTCAACTGAAAATAAATCGTTTAGCATGCTGCATGGAGCAACGCTTGAAAAAGAGGAACAAATCTGGGGATAAATAAAATAAAATTGAATATTTTTTCTAATTGCATGTTATTGACAGCACTGAAAGCAATTAGTTAGAAAAAATATGAGCCACCAAGATTGGACGCCCGTTGTATTCAACAAGAAATCAAATGATGGAAAGGATGCTGGAAAGCCCTCATCATCATCGTCATCATCATCATCCTCTTCGTCTCTATCGAATGTCGGTGTTTACAAAGCAGCAAATGATGACGAGATGAAAAAAACAAAATACGTTTCGAAATCCACGTCGCAAGCCATTATGAGCGCGCGTTCTGAAAAAAAAATGACACAAAAAGAATTGGCGCAAAAATGCAATATGGATGTTTCCATTGTCAACGAAATTGAGCGCGGCGCGTGTGTTTATAACGCGACACATGTGAACAAGATTCAGAGCGTTTTGGGTGTAAAAATTCCGAGGTCTTAATCGCAACGCAACGCAATGCAAACCAGGTTGTTAGAATAATATGACACTCGTAATTTCGGGAACAGGTGGTTGGTCATTATAATACACGATATCATCAATTACGACCGCACAAGGCAGTCCGTTAAAAATTTAGAGAATGGTGGGACCGGAAAGAATACAGCACCCAGAGAGATGATTTTGCCGATACTTGTCGAGTGCAATATATTGAGTGAGCGGAAAGTTTCTATTTTTTACGAAATAATTGTTCGATGCATTCGTTCCTTGAAAGTTGCCAGCATTCGCCATGGTTGCCCCATATGCCGAATAATATGAAAACCCATTGCTTGTGATCGTGTCGGATTTTAGTTTTTGTAGGCGCGTGCTACCAGAAACGGCACCCTGTCGCGCAAATTGCGGATTGTTTGGCTTGTAAATGGTGCTGCAGTAATTATTCGGTGGAGTGTTCAGTGCGTTACTGTTGTATATTTTAGGATTGGCGCAGTTTTTGGGTTCATACACTTGCGGACCTCGAGGATCGTCGTTCGGGTATAAAAAGATAAAGGGAACATTATTTGTTGGGCTGGGATAGTATGTGCCGTCTGGAAGTTTCGTGGTGGATTCGCGCTGCGCGTACGTTCTGCACCTGGATTCCATATACTGCGTTATAGAAGTGTAATACGACTGACTTTGCGTTACTATTCCCGACTTTATAACATTGTTTTCGGGGTTGCATGCAACGCATGTCGTATCAAACACGCCGGTATAAATGTGATAGTTTGTATCCACGGCTGACATCGGTTCAGGAGTCGAGTTTTCATTAACTGGTACGATCGGTTCCATACTTGTAATGTCTGAAACCGGTGGGGCATTATTATCGTCGTTTTCATAAGTGATTTCAACAATCAACGCTGCTCCCGGCGCGTCACTGTAGATGTCATCAATGACGGGCGCGCTTAAATAAGAGAAAGGAACGTCGATTTGACCGTTGTTTTGAATCTTTGTTCCGCTAGTTTTAAAGTTGTTTTGACCGAAATCTTCGGCAATTTCAAAGGAATTGTGTCCATTATAAACTTCGGGATTGATTTCGGGTCGTGCTTGAAACGGCGTTCTTGGATTCACATCGGTAATATCAAGGAAGTCGTAGTCGTATTCAATATTGGTAATGACCACTGCTCCCGGAACTTCCGGTACAATGTCTAGAATGACGGGTGCATTGTTCACGAGACACCTACAAGTGTCGTCGTTGTTTTTATAAATGGTGGACCCAGGCGTGTCCATAAAATATACACGCGACATCCGTTTTTGTGTAGAATTATCGCTCGATATATTTGTGGGGACCAGTTGTCGCCGCCAATGTTTTAGCGGGCGCGCTTTAAATTCGGGTCCGATAAAATCATTCTGCTCCAAATTACTGGGAACATTATTTGCATTCGGGCGATGCATTCCTGGCACGATATTAAATGCCGTATCTGTTTTTGTTGCATAATGCGGTTTTCGAGTCGTAGCCAACGTATTTGAACTTTTAAAATTTTGAGGGTTATTTATTTTCGGAGTGATAACATGTGGCATTTATAATATTTATAATCTAATAAAAGCAAACCTCTTATTAAAGTATATAATTAAAATATATAGTCAATTATGAGAATATTTAATTAAAATATATAAATATAATTAAATAAATATATAATAAGTTAAATTATATATTTATTTATTTTTTAATATAAATATCTAAAAAAAAATAATATCATCATCAGATAAAATGTTATCTAAACATTTTATACAAAAACAACAAACAATACATGAAATGATGCAATAACATGATACGAAGTTTCATCATTTCATATAAAAAGATAGTTTATGATTTGGTTGTTAGAGAGAAGAGAGATAATTTATTTTTGTAACGCGATGAATACCGTTTGTGTTTCATTTTTCGTTGTTGTTTTTGTCTTCGTTGCGTTCGCTTTCCTCCATTGGCATTTGTTATAACACGTAATTGTGGTCCGGCAATTATTGTTCTTGTAGCAGGTGGTGGTTGTTGTCTATGTTGTTGATACAATGCTGTTCTGGCTTCTTCTTGTTCTCTGGCTTTTGTTATTTCTTGTTCTCTGGTTTCGTTTTCTTCTCGTTTTCTGGCTTCGTTTTCTTCTCGTTTTCTGGCTTGTTCTATTCCTTGTTCATCAAATACATTCATTATTTCAAAAAACCTTAAATATAAACCTAAATCTCCCGAAAAAAAACGTTCGCTAAGATTATCTTCACACCATCTTTTAAACGAAATATTGTTTATAATGTCTTTAAATTTCTTTTCTGATAATTATGTTGGGACATTCTGTAGTCGGTAGAATTATATCATACACAGTGTTATTTATACATCCTTGAAGTACCATGGGTCTCTGTGTATATAATGAAAAAAATGGATCTTTCATAATGAAATCATTTATTGCTTTATTTCCATTAATGAAATCAACTATTGCTTTTTTTTCTTGTGGATTCATGGTATGATATATATTATATTCATATAAAAAATGTAATAATATGTTATTTATTTATTTATTTACTATTAATATTAAGATAAAAGTTTGAAATCATTTACATTATGAGTCAGTATCAATATACAATTCTGCCTCTAGCTGCTCTGGCTTGTCATTGTCCTCTTCATCTTCCTGGATAAAACATTACAATAAAATTCTAAAATATTCCTAAATATTAATATTTATTATTTTATGTAATGCAATATAATAATTTTTATTTTTTTGAAATTTCTAAATCCGAGATAGTGTACGGAGTTTGAATCAAATAGATTTCATCATCGTCGGGATGCGATTTATACATGGAACAATTCGCGTACTTCAATTTCATGAGTTTGGTGGTTTCCGTTTCGCGTTTTCTTAAAATGGGTTCTTCAACATCACCCGGTTCTTCTGTTGTCGCTTCTTGATACTCGGGATCAAATTGGAGAGAGGACTGATACGTTTCTAGTATATTGCCAATAATTTCAACTTGTTTCAGAGGGTCGTGCGTTTTTAAAATCAGTTCTTGCTGTTTTTCAATATTGGATAAAACCGATTGAATTTCGTCTCGCGTGCGTATATAACGAACGTGCTCCTCCTTTTTTCCAACAACGGTTTCATAATCAGAGAGATATTTTTTATAAATTTCAAGCTGTTTATTGAATTCGGGAATTTTGCCAGAAATTTCCGCGAGCGTCTCGTCTTCTGTTTTATAATTAAATAATAAATCCAGTTTCAAGTTGATAATTTGTTCCTTCATTGCTTCAACCTTTTTAAATTGTGTTCCTAGTAATGCTTGAAGATTGTGCGTGTTTCCGAGTTTAAAACCGCGACTCCTTTTCAGTCGTTGTATTTTTTCCAAAATATTTTTTATAGTTTCAGATTCAAGAAGTTTTTTCTTTAATTCGATTCTTTTTTTGTCGTTGGTCATTTCCATAAATTTTGTTTTTTTATTGAGTTGGCTAATTATCTTTTTTCTCTCTTCAAAGTAATCTTGTCTTAATTTAAAAAACATGGTCATCTTTTCTTCCTCGTTTGATTCAACCGGTTCTGCGATTTCACTCATTTGTTTTGTTGTGTGTGTGTGTGTTTGATTGTTTTAATACTTCTTGTATGATTATATAAGTATAAATTATATATATAGTTATTTTATATTATTTATTCCATTTATATTTTATTTTTTCTTAAACGTTTTGTTAGTTTTCGTTTCGCAAATTTACTTTTTTTTTTAGTATGATTGTATTTTCGAGGTAATCGTCTTGTGAAACGACGTCTTTTACGCTTACCGGTGCTTCCGCCAGTATCATCATCATCTTCAAAAAATTTGTCAGAAGGATTATAATCAGGAGGAGCAAAAGCAGGAAAAGGAGGAGCAGCAGCAGGAAAAGGAGGAGCAGCAGCAGGAGCAAAACCAGGAGAAGCAGCAGCAGGAGCAAGAAAAGGAGGAGGAGCAGCGCCAGTAGTAGCACTAGTAGGCATCTCAAAATGAGTAGCAAAAGCAGGAAAAGGAGGAGCAGCAGCAGCAGGAAAAGGAGGAAGCAGTGGTGTTTGTGTTTGTTGCCGTTTGTAGTCCACATAATATGGGATTTTCTGTAAAATATCGGCGATAAAATTTGTCCTCATCTCGTCGGTCGGTACTTCTCCGGTTTGTTGAAAGTGTATGTTACCTGCTGCTCGTTCTATCTGGTTTGCGACTTCCTCTGCGTTTGCTGGGTCAAATATATCCGGAAAGGTTATGGGGTCTTGTATTGACTGTTGCATATACGCGTCAAACCGCTCTATATCACCCTGATCAAGAATTGCTTCGTGTCCTTGCTGCTCCCCCTGCTCCTCCATCTGCTCCTCCGTCTGCTGCTGTGCAGTCGCTGATTTTTTGCTACTGCATATTTTGCAGCTTCTTCTTACCTTTTCGTGCTCACAAGTACCGCCGCCTTTGCAAACAGTGCACAAGGATTTCTGTATTCCATGCTCACAAATACCGGGCCCCCTGCAATCTTTACAACGGTATTTATCATTGCCATGCTTACAAATACTTTTGCCCCCGCAAACTTTACAAACGATTTTTCGCTTTCCATGCTTACAAATACCGGGTCCCCCGCAATCTTTGCAATTATAACTCTGTCTTTTATGCACGCAAAAATTTCCGGGACTGCAAATTATGCAACTGTTTTTATTTTTGTTATGACCACAAGTTAAGTGAGGGTTGCAAATTTTGCAAGAATATTGATTTTTCCTATGTATACAAGTGTTATGGCCGCATTCGACGCATACATATTTATTATGAAGAACACATTTAGAGGACATATTTATATTTAAGTTATATATATAATTTATAATAAAATTATATTATTTGTATAAATGTTTCTAAATGTCGCAAAGAATCTTTTTGCCACCGGTTCATGTGACTGCGAGGATTTTTCTGTTCAACAAGCGCAATTGCTTGTTCGGAATTCATTCCATGTTTATACATTAAGTATGCGGCCGCTCCGCAGTTACTTCGCCCCTTCCCTGCGTAACAGTGTATTAAGATGCGCGCATTCGGAATATCGGCATGAATTTTATCAATAATACCAAATAATTTTTTATAACATTCTTTTGATGGAGGCATATAATCAGGAACCGGTACACAATAATACTTAATAATGGTATGATTTATCCATTCTATTTCTTGGCTTCGATACTCATTCGGTTCAATGAAACCAATAACCGCATCAAATCCAGAAACCGCATCATAATTCTCCTTGGTCGGAATGCTTGAAACCGAAATAGAATCATTTATGTGATACATGTAAAAAATTGAATCATGGATTAAACCGGTTTGTTTCGTAACATTGATAATTCTTTTAAAAAATTCAAGTCCAATATACTTTAAATAATACAACATGATATTATAATGATGATATTATATATAAATTATTATAAATTATTATCTATATGTCTTTCATTTTATATATTTATTACAATACAAAATGAATGTATTCAACATGGATAAAATAAATTTACCATCCAGGTAAATCAGTAATTAAATTCGCAGTTGTGATATTTCCAACTTTTTGTCGGTCCATATTTATCACTGCAGAAACATTATTCAATCTTGTTAAAATATATTGTTTTTCTTGCTGTGTTTTACGCTCTTTTTCTTCCGGAGTTAATTTACCCTTGTATTTAAAATAAAGGATGGAGCAAAGAAGGAATACAAAAACAGCAAACATGGACACATTGAAAAGCGTGTTGTAGTGGTTGCTTCGAATTTGATTGCATCCTTTTAGCACACCACTAAAGAATGATTTTACACCAGGTTCGATGAGGGTTGGTTTTTCATCAATAGAAGAACCCGATCTAAAAAAATTCATTCCAAAATTCATTTGAATCAATTTAAACTAAATAATGTCTATTTTCTATTTTAATTAAATGATAGATAATTCAATTAAAAATTATACATAAAAATATATATTTTTTTATAAATGTATTTATTATATACTATATTTTCAAATATATATTTCTCAGTTATCTTTAAAAAAATATACAGAAAACATGTCTTCTCCTGAACAAACTCAAAATAATGCAACGACGGCAACAGCTACGCCAACAGCACCAACAAATAAAGGCGGTATTGATCCTGTAATTTCAATTTATGCATTCACTGGGATTACTCTAGTGTATTTTATTTTTAAATATTTTATGCCTCAAAGGGAATCCGTCTTATTCATTATATATTTTCTATTGGTTCTTTCAAGTCAATTCGGTTTAAATATCTATTTAGCAAAACAAATGTGCGATAGTCCTTCAAATGTAGGTACTGCCGCTCTAGCAACTTTTATTCCGTGGCTTTTCATCTTTGGACTTCTCAACTTGCTACTAAACGTCTTTCCAGGATGGCTGTCTGCATTTTCAAATACAGTTGGTTATGCCATCGCAAGTGTTGCTGGCGTGGCTTCTTTTTTTACAGACAAGCTTCTCAATGTAAATGTTGGAACTACGTCGAGCAAGGATGCATTCAAAGTAATACAAAATGTCACCAACGACCCATCGACAATTATTAATACAATCAATGATGAAAATGTTGAAAATTTTTGGAATAAGAGTATAAAAGTGCAATTTTTCAATAATTTTCAAGAAGTAAAACCTGGCGTTGAGCCGCCACCAGAATTTACTCAACTAAAAAATTTCATCCGATTGAAAAATATTGTTTCTTATTTTATTTGGTACTTGTTGACTGGTATTTTAATCACGTCCATAAGTTATAACTACATGTTGTCCGTGCCGTGTGTCCAAACGCCCAAACAAGCACGTGAATTGGCGGCGCAGTTTTTAGCAAATCAAACCGCTAAAAAACAGGCGTCTGATGATGCCAAGGCAAATATGCCGGTTTATAAAACGGATGGAAGGTAGTTTCAGAAATTAAAATTATGGCATTCATAACTGAAACCATTTCGACGAAATAATTGCATTGTCGATTAAAAACATGTCATATTTTGAAATAAAATATTTTTCGAACCATCGTTTACTAATGACATTATACCCCTTTTCAAAAGCATATTTGCAGTACGATTGATACATCGAATACAAAGAATGGCTAATGACGGATGAAGAATTGACAGGTTGAGGAGTTTGAGAATGTTTTAACAATTTATAATATTCATTAAACTCTTCTATTTCTTTTTGTTTATTCCATATTTCCGATTTAATTCCAACTTGAATTAAATATTTATCATCTTCAATAATGACATCAGGATAAAAATGGCGTATAAGACCTAGAAGCATTTTATCGGATGCACTGTTATGCAATAACGTTGTTGCCGATTTTTTTATCGATTTATTGAACAACATGAGGAGTTCGTCAATTTCTAATTCATATTCTTCTTCTTCTTGTTCTTGTTCTTGCTCTTGTTCTTGTTCTTCTCCGTCGGTTTCGCTGCAGTCATAATAACAAATAATATTATTTTCCCAATACGAAATAAAATTGCAAACAAAGGGGAGATGTTTGCTTGTTCTATTTTTTATGATAAAGTTTTCAATTTCACAACTAGTTCCTCCAACAATGGATTTCAAGTTCAGCGTAATGCCAGATTCGGATGCAATTTCAAGTCCGAGTTCATGCGACTGTGACAACAACATTTGTTTGAGAGAATGATTGAAAAAAATATTCGGTATGTTTTCATCTTCAATAAATACTTTCCATAAATATAACATATTTTTCCATGAAATGTGGTATCCACCGCATTCTTCGGTCGTGGCATTTATAAACTGTTTTAGAATATCAATACTTTTACTATTTTTTAAATATAACGCATAATTGATGACCGAATAATCATTGCAATAATTTTCTAAATATGAGTCACCGCACACATACCGCGTAGAATAATGTGAAGCCACACAAAATAAATTAACGAGTCGATTCGAATCAATAAAATTGAACAGTGTCGAAGACGGAGAGATTTCGCGCATGTGAATTAAACGGCATTCATCGTTTGCGTGTTCATAGTATTTAAATTTGAAATTGTTTAATAAATTTATTCCGAAATATTTATAACATTCTTGACTCAGCTCTTTAAAAAATGATACCAGTATTTTGGAATGAATAAAATAATAATACGATTTCTTTTTATGTAAAATGTCGCCAATAACTGTAAGAAAATATTTCGCATAATCTTTGGTTGAAAATAGTGACGGGACTAATAATTGTATAATGTCTTGAATGGTTTCCGATTCCGGAATGGATTTTAAAACACTGTTTTCCTTGATTCGTTTCATAAGTTGTATTTTGATTTTATATTTCCAAGGCATGAGTTCCGGGAATTTCGATGTTATTGTTGTTAAAATCAAGTGCTGAATGTTGTCTTCTTTTACGACTTCGTATATTTTTTCATCCGAGTATGTGAAAAACAAGTCGGTTGGCGAGTAATAAAAAAAACGCGTTTTTGCAATAAATTCTTCAATGAATTCGTCGGATTTTTCTTCCAGCACATTCTTTCTCTCCTCTCTCTCTTTTCGTTGCTGACACGCATTTTCACACGTACCCGGCAAGATATTTTTAATATAATGATGTATTTTTTGTTTCATGTTTGTATTTGGATACTGTTCAAATAACTTTTTAACTGTTTCAATGCATTCTGTTTCCAAGTCATTTACAATTATATTTGTACTATTCATTCCTATTTTTCTTATTTTATAAGCAGTTAAATAAATATATAAATGTATATTTTTATATTTATATGATTATTTGATTAAATTATTTTATCTATTTTAATGCGTATCTTTTATATGCGTCGTCCTCGTCGATTCGATCGTGATTTTAAACGCCGGGAATAACGTTTACGCACAACTTTTCGTTTTCGTCGGTGTGTTCGTTTACCTCCAAATCCTTTTGACGCAATTCTTGCTAACATACGTTCTTGTCGTCGTTGTTCTTCTTCATTTGCTAAACGTTGTCGTTGTTGTTCTCTAAGAACCCTTTCTAGCCCCTCTTGATATGAAGTGGACAATTCTCTCACTCGTTGTTTTTCCACCTCTTTTAGTGCAAGTTGTTCTTGTTCCAACTCTTTTACTGTTTTAAAAATTTGTCCTGACTGTCTTTGAGATTCTAAATCTTGTTCTTGTAGCATTTTTTGTTTAGCTAGCAATATGCTTGAAGCATTACTATTTTTCAAATGCTCTGGAACACCACTCGATGCTTCCATTTGTTTAGCAAATTCGCCACGACCATAAATCTTATCATAATCAATTATAAATTTGTCTAAATCGTTTGTCGCACGCGAAGTCATTCTTGTTTAATAATACAATAATAATATATAATAATATAATAATAATATAATAATATATATTTTATTTTATAATAACATCTATATTTCTTGTATTAAATTACAATAAATATAGTATGTATTATTATAACAACCCATGAATTAATTTATTATTTATACTATCAGAACTTTCCATCTCCATTCCTTAATTTACTTTCTACCTCGTCGTGATAACTTTTTATGTTTCTTTTTATTTTTTTTTTTTATTTTTATTTGTTCTTCATTCTACCTTATTTTTACATAAATTTCTTGTAGTTCATCATTTGTTATGCAGTTATTATTTTTATCATTCTTATTATTCTTATTATTATAATGCCGTAAAATTGCATATTTCATCATGTTGCACCCTTCTCGCGTATCATACAAAAATACTGGAATATTATGTTGTCGTAGTAAAGATAAATATTCTTTTGTTAATGGCACTGTATCTTCAGTTATTAGCGTCTTTGTTTGAAAAATAATATTGGTATAAACGGGAGCAATTGATTTCATCATGTGCATTACATACGCTTCTTCATATTTTCTGCGTCTATCCGATATACATTTTTTCATATGATACGTTCCAGATATAAAATTAAAATGGAGGGTGTTTTCATTTTCACACATGATTTCACCTGCGGCATATATTATGTATTCTTGATTTTTATTTTTATTATTCGTGCTATTTTCTTCATCCTTATGTTTTGCCAATGCCAGTCGATACATAATTTGATGGTGTTTTGTTCCGAATTCAAACATGTTTGCGGTCTTCGTTACATACAATTCTGGTTTTGGTTTTGGTTTTGGGGCTTGCACTGGATGCGATGACGGAGACAATGCCACAATCATGTATGTGTAATATGACCCCGGTTCAAACATGGATGGATTTGTAAGAAGCGGACTTACTTTATCAATTAGATTTCTTACATTAAATGACGTGTCGTATGAATTCATGTGAATATAATAGTATTTACCTGCGTCAGCGTCAGCATCTCTCCATTTTGATGAACTGAAACCCTGTGAATTCTGCACATGCCGACAAGGGTTTACAATTTTATTGTACGACTGTCGTTTCTTTTCCAATGGAAATTTTTCAATCGGAATGGAAGCATTTCTCGTTTTGGTTGGTTTTATGCTATCTGAATACAATACTGGGTTTACACAAGACATGTCTTTATATGCGTACTGCGTATTACGTATTTTACGTATTTATATCCATATGTGACTGTGTTTCTATATAATTTCATTATTTAAATATATAAATTTTTTATTTTTGTATTTTTTTTATTTTTGTATTTTTTTTATTTTTGTATTTTTTTTATTTTTGTATTTTTTTTATTTTTGTATTTTTTTTATTTTTGTATTTTTTTTATTTTTGTATTTTTTTTTATTTTGCAAATATGATTTATCTCTCTTCTCTCTGAATTTGAAATCGTATACATTGAATCATGATCTTTTAAGGAAGATTCATTTTATTTTGGGGTTCTATTTTTGAAATTAGAGAGAAGAGAGATAAATCATATTTGAAAAATAAAAAAAATAAAATAAAATAAAAAAAATAAAACTAAACTCATCTTCAATACATATTGTAATTATTTTTATTTTTTATGTTTTTTAGATTTGTTTTTTTTACGACGACTATGGCTTCGTTTTTTGTGTTTTTTTTTGCTTTTATTTGAACCACCACCAAAACCAACAATTTGTTTGTCATATTCAGGTATACTGTAATTTTGTTTTTGTTCCATTCCCATTTCACCGTTGCTATTATCTGTTTGCGATGCGAGAGCCATACTTGAATCAGTGTCATCTTGTATGCTGTCACCACTACCGCTACCATTACCACTGGTCGTGATATCACCCCCTGGTACTTTATCCAATTTCATGCCTTCATTATTTTCGCCTAATTGTACATCGGAATTAGAGGACAATGGTAGTGATTGTGTCGTATTTGAATCTACAGCAACGTCTTGATTGGTCGCAGCGTCACTACTATCCACAGGCATCATTTCCATGTCTCCATCAGCATTATTGTTGCTACAAGCTTCTTGAGCCGATTGCCTTGCTTTTGCACATTTTTCTTCCGGCGTTGATGGTTTTAATTTATTTATAATATCATCAAAAAATCCACCACCTCGGGTGCGCTTTTGTTTTCTCCGCTGGCGTCGCGTTCGTCCATATTTACTTCTTGATCGTCTCAATGTATGTGCCATGAGATTAAAAATAAATTACGTGTATATATATTAACGATATAAAAATTATTATAAAAGTCATAAATAATATTTTATTAAATACATTCTTAATAAAATATTATTTAAATATTATAAAAATAATCCTTGACAAAAACAAAAACAACGTTATTCTAAATGTTATTTTTTGTAAAGGATTATTTTATGGAGCGTATATTTGACGATTGCCGATACTACTGTATATAGATCCGCCTCCCGATTTGAATGCATTATTTGCCCCCTTTTTCTTAGGGGCAACACACCCACCGGCGCGACACCTCCTTAAAGCATCGTTTCGACTTGTTGTGTCGTTACTTTTGAATGACAAGGGCGCACTTGTTGCTAAACCCACCTTCATACTTCCTCCGCCAATTGCGTTGTTTTTTAGACGCTCGATTCTTTGCGAACTGTCCTGCGGAAATGAAATCGGTTTTCCAACAAGTCCCGTGCGTTTATGGGGCGGTATTTGGTTGAACGTGGAACCAATGCTGGCACGAACCGTTCCGGCAATTTTATTGTCCGAATTATTGATTCCATTGGGTTCGCCTTTGGTTTTTACAAAAGTGCGCCGGCCCATTGCAAACACGCTGTTGTTGGAAGACGGATAAAATTGTTGGGGCATCGGGTTTACACCGGCAAGGGTTGCATTATTTCCGCGCTGTTTCATCAACACGTGATTATCGGGCGGACCGTTGAAATAATATTTTAGTTTGAAAGCCATTATATGTAGAAGATTATATTATATATAATATAATATAATTATTTTATTTAATTTTATTGTATTTTATTGTATTTAATTGTAATACATAATACATATTTACACATATTGATACTTTATTTGATTTTATTTTAAATCAATCATTTGACACATTCGATTGGTGTCCATTTTTTAAATTTATAATTAAAAATGCACTTCATTTTAATTTTTTTATTTAAATCGACGAATTTATCAATGTTTGTATTTTCAAATTCGTATTCATCGTCGCTTTCTTCTAAAGCATCCAAAGATCTGTTTTCTTTAATGTTTCTAAACAAGGCATTCATGAAAACGCTGGTTTTATAGTCGGGTATTGATGCAACAAGTTTATTAGAGATGTCATAATTTGACAAGTCATTAGGATCCACGAGATTATAAATGTCGTTTTGAATATCTGCCGAAACTATAAAAATTTTATATTTTTTATTATTGTTATTATTAGTGTTATTATAATCATTTGATTTTTCTATATATTTTTTATTGTTTTCTATACTACTAGTACTATGTCTTGAAACAATATTTACTGGTGTATGTGGTGGTTGTTGTGCATCCATTTTTTGCATGGTCGGCAACACATTGAAATGAATATTTTGATACTTATTGTTAGTGTCGTCGGACTTCTTTTTTTGAATACAATAAACTTGATAGAATGGTTTGATAGCCGAAATGTGTTCAAGACATGTATCAATATGCGGTAGTCCGATGTCTACTTGGAACGTTTTTTCCAGGGTCGCGGTTGTAAATGCAAGATGAAGTGTTTTGCATTTTTCAAATACGGTTTGTGTTGTGTCAAGATTGACTCCATTATAATAATGAATATTCTCAATTGTAAAATAATATTGAACATTTACTACATCATTCGTGTTTACAGGCGGTGCTCGATAATAAAAATGGGTTCCGTATAAGATTGTATCATTTGGGAAAATGCGCGACGTTTTTTTAGATGAAATATTTACAACTTGTTTATCATTGTCAAGCTCTAAAAATAAACATTCACCGTTTTTAAACCATACAAAATATTTTTTACCTTTTGGTATTATGAAGAATACACTATTGTTGTCATTGTCACCATTGTGATCCTGATTGTGATTTGAAACTTTCTTATAAGATTTCAACTCATAAGAAAATTTTATTTTTGGAAATTGTTGTAATAATTTTGCATATGTATGTTGTTTATCTGCATTACTTTCAGTAACAACTGGTTTATTATTATTACTTCTAAATGTATTCATTTCCTTAGCTGCTGCGTGCGTATATAGATATATGCAATTATTCTTTTATACCATGTTTGTAAAATATTTATTATCGTCGTTGTAATTTTCTGGATCGTTGTAATTTTCTGGATGATTTTCTGGATGATTTTCTGGATGATTTTTTGGATGATTTTTTGGATGATTTTTTGGATGATTTTCTGGATGATTTTCTGGATGATTTTTTTGTTTTTTTATGGGTTACGATTTTATTTTTTCTAAACGACGTTTTAATATTGCCATACAATTTTTTTGATTTTCTGGTTTTACTTCCTCCCGTATCTCTCGTCGTCTCATCTGCACTAAAATTTTTAAAAAGATTATTATATTCAGGAGGATTAAAAGGAGGAGAATCAAAAGCAGCAAGAGCAGAAGCAGCAGGAGGAGGAGGAGGAGGAAGAGGAGGAGAAGCAGAAGCAGCAAAATCAGCAAGAGCAAAGGCCCCAGCGGTTGAAAAGAGCCCACTCATATCCTTCCACGCAAAAGCAGCAGGAGGAGGAGGAGGATCTGCTCCTTTGAGTGCCTCGCTTTTGCATGCTGTACAACCGTACTTTATTTTACCATGTTGACAAATACTGCTGCCCCCGCATTCTTTGCATCGGGTTTTAAGTTTTCCGTGCTCGCAAATGCTGGCGCCCCCGCATTCTTTGCATACACTTCTTACCCTGCCGTGATCGCAAATACTTCTGCCCCCGCAGTCTTTGCATACGTTTCTTTGTTTGCCGTGATCGCAAAAACTGCCGCCCCCACATTTTTTGCACTGGCTTCTTTGTCTGCCGTGATCGCAAATGCTGCCGCCCCCGCACTCTTTGCAACTACTTCTTATCCTGCCGTGCGTGCAAATACTGCTGCCCCCGCAGTATTTGCATTCGCTTCTTCGTCTGCCGTGCGTGCAAATACCGCTGCCCCCGCACTCTTTGCATCGGCTTCTTATCCTGTCGTGCTCGCAAATGCTGCCGCCCCCGCATTCTTTGCATACACTTCTTACCCTGCCGTGATCGCAAATACTTCTGCCCCCGCAGTCTTTGCATACGTTTATTTGTCTGCCGTGCATACAAATTACCATTTTTTGTAAATTGTATTTATTATTATATTATATATATTAATATATATCAATAAATTAAAAAAACAATTAGATAAAATAAAATTATTTTAATAAATAATTTATTGTTACTTTGTAAATGAAAAAGATGATATGTTTGAATCGAAAGTAGAAGTAGAACCAAGGTCTTTGAGAAAATGAATAAGGTCTTCCTTCATAGATTGCGTAGAGGTATTGTTACTATTCCCATTTTCATGTTGTTGCTGTTGTTGTTGTTGTTGTTGTTGTTGTTGTTGTTGTTGCCGTTGCTGTTGTAATGAGTCAAACATTTCGTTATACCTTTCCTGCGGAAGTGTTACTAAATCTTTTACTTTGGGAATGGTTAGCGTTGACACAAAAAAAGAATAAAGATAATGAAGAAGAAAAATAAATACAAGTGATAATATAGAAACCTTGATAATCCAATACCACATTTAAAATATTAAATTTTATAATTTATAAAATGGATAATCCTTTAATAAATTATAAAAATATAAGTTTAATATGATAAAAACGTACATTATTTTATGTATTCAATATTTATTTATTTTTGTTTTTGAATTATAAAATTCAATATTCAAATAACAATGAATGCATGAAATAAAATATTATTTATAAACGATTTAAACCCAAGAAATAAGATAAATATAGAAATCCATCAAAAAGGAAAGGAAACATTCTATAATGCCATCGATTGTAATTGTTGAAAAAAATGGCGATTTAAAGTGTCAAGAGTATAAAAGTTTTAATACAGATGAACTGTATAAAAAGTGCGCTTTTAAAAAAGCAGATGGTTTTGGAAAGGTTGCAGAATGGACCTATTCTAAAAAGGGTGAAAGCATGCTTACAGTAGAGTTGTGGGCACGACATGACGGTCAAGCGAATCAAGAGAATAAATATGATTTTCCTCCACCTGCAGACAACTTGCTGTTTTTTGGAAACTGTGCGCTTTTGGCGAGAGATTCAAACACGAGCATTGTTGACTTGACGGTTGAAAAATGGAATAAAATCTATGAGCACTTGTTTGGCGGTTTTGAAACGCTTGCCGATAACGAGGATGAAGACGACGATGAAGAAGACGAACTAGACAATGTTCCTTCGAATATGAAGACAAAAGACGGGTATTTGAAGGATGGCTTTATTATTGAAGATGCATTGGAGGATGGTAGTGATTCGGACAATGACGACGATGATTGCCAAGATGACAGTGAAAACGCCGATTCCGATGACGAACCGTGTGATGAAAAATGCGATTTTACGACCACGGATGATGACGAAGATGGTGGTGGATCCCAAGAATCTTCCGAATTGGCATCAGAAGAGTATGATTATTCGGATTCGGATTCGGATTCGGATTCGGATTCGGATTCGGATTCTGAAAAAAATGTTACATGAAATGGAATAAATAAATGAATCAAAGCGAATATTTATTTTTATACATAAATAAATATTAATAAAAATTGATTTTAAGACACATTATCATTATAATGTAATACAAGAGGGATCTTAAGTTAAAAATGATTATTAAAGACGCAGAATCGTTTCGCCAGAATGTGCGCAAAAAGCTGTCAGACAAAATAAAGGATGACAGTTCGGGAAAAATCGGACTCAATTTGGAAAAGGGAATTTACAATCGGACACTGCAAAAAGCAGACGAGATGAATATTGTGAAAAAATGGGACAATGCATATTTTGTTCAACTGTATGTTGACTGGTTGAAATGTATAATTATCAACCTTGATAATTCAGATGTTATGAACATGATTACATCAAAAAAAATCAAACCGCATGAACTTGCATTTATGACGCACCAAGACATGAATCCGAAAATGTGGACAAAGATCATCGAAGACAAGAAGAATCGCGACAAGAACAAGTATGAGCTTAAAATCGAGGCATCCACGGATTTGTTCACGTGTCGCGCATGCAAGTCGAACAAGTGCACATACACGCAACTTCAAACGCGTTCGGCAGATGAACCGATGACGACATTTGTCACGTGTCTTGAATGCGGAAAGAGGTGGAAATGTTAGAGCAAAGAATATAAATATTTAATAATCTGGTTATATCATTGAAATATTTTTTTAGGTTTCATTATATATAAATTATGTATCAACATGGCAATTTTTTTTGTTTTTTCATCATTATTTGTTAGTAGTTTAATATTAGTTGAAATTTTCATAATAAAATCAAACATAAAATTGTTACCATATATATATTATATAATAATATACAAAATATTTTTTTATTATAATTAAATGAAAACATGAATGAATTTTTAAAAAGTTTATAAACTAATTAAATTAACCGTCATCTTTTAGTATTTCCCTTAAGATATATCGTATCATCCATTTTATAATATTTATAAACGCAGTATATAGTACGTGATATAAAATATTATGTATAAATTTAATTTATATAATATAAATCATTAAAAATTAAGAATATTTTTCCTTA